CAAACTGTAAATCCAAAAAATATGAGACACACCATCGAGGAGGTAATGCGTTGATTGACCCGGTTCGTCTTGGGGTCAGGACCATTGATGGTGGGTTCAGAGAAGTCTTGTCTAAGATTGCAGGTAATAATTACAAGAGCAACTTGGCGGACAAACTATCAAGACGATGAAACTTATCTTCAACACTTATCTCCTGGAGGGTAATAGCTGAGAAGTTATTGCCCTTACTTACTTTAAGAGGGCATTCATGGCAAAACAAAAAAATAATACACAATTGCATTCTATTCAACCTCATCTTACTATTCACAACAAGTTAAAGGTAAGACTGGATGATATGAATGTCATTGAGCCATTGACAGATAACCAAAGGAGAGTATTTGAGCTTTATCAAAACTCCAATATCATGTTGTTACATGGAGTAGCAGGAACAGGTAAAACTTTCATCGCTTTATATCACGCACTAGAGGAGGTACTTGATAAATCCAATCCTTTTGAAAAAGTAGTTATAGTTAGATCAGCAGTATCCAGTAGAGATATTGGACATTTGCCTGGAGACGAAAAGGAAAAGACAGAAGTCTACACGGAACCTTATGTAGGTATTTGTCAAGATTTATTTAATAGATATGATGCATATCAGAGATTAGTAGAGCAAGGAGCAATACAATTTTTGGTTACTTCATTCGTAAGAGGTATTACTTTAGATAATAGTATTATTCTTGTTGATGAATGTCAAAATATGACAGACATGGAACTTAATTCAATTATAACCAGAGTGGGAGATAGATCTAAAATTATATTCTGCGGTGATTTTAGACAAACAGACCTTTATAGAAAAACTGATATGTCGGGTCTTAAAAAATTTATGGTTATAGCAGACATGATGCCCTCATTTAAAACTATAGAATTTGGAGTAGAAGATATAGTTAGATCATCTTTAGTAAAAGAATACATCTTAGCTAGGTTAGAATACGAATCCAGATACGGGGGAAATTAGGTATAAATAAAAGAGTCGGTTTCCGACTCTTTTTTATCTATAAATATTAAGATGAATTTAATCTTTACTTCCCCAACTATTTCCAAAGTAAAATTACGAGGAGTAATTTTGCGAGGACAAAGCACAGGTATACCAACAGTATTTTCCTCTAATTATGTATTTTCGCAAGGTGAAAATATAACTCAAGGACAAATACAAATATTACCAAATGTTCAAGTCGAGGTACCTCCCGGTGCCGTCTGGAATTTACAGCCCTAAATGTCAACAATTTTAAATGCAAATTCCATTCTAGGTTTAGTAATTGTTCCTGATTCTTCAGGTGAACTGCAACTTAGAACTGCTAATGTAACTGCTCTTACTGTAGCTAATGCTAGAGTAGGTATAGGTGGCAGTGTAGATTCGAATGCTAATCTTAAGATAACAGGTAATGTAATAGTTACAGAAACAGCTAACGTGTTTTCCTTGGCTGTTTCGGGATATGGTAATGTTATAAGTAGCACTGGTGTTTGGCTTGGTCAGGGTGCTATCGGTGCACAGGGCGCACAGGGTGCTCAGGGGGTCCAAGGGTCACAGGGTGTACAAGGTGCAGTAGGTGCTCAAGGGTCACAGGGTGTACAAGGCTCAACGGGTGATCAAGGTGTACAAGGGTCACAGGGTGCCCAAGGTGTCCAGGGCGCAACAGGTGTAGGTGTCCAAGGTGCTCAGGGTGCCCAAGGTGTGGCAGGTCCAGCTGGCAGTGGCGGTGGATCGGCAAATGTAGCAATCTACGACGAAAATGTTTTAATTACCAGTAATGTAACCGGTATAAATTTTACGGGTTCTGGTGTTACTGCTACATTATCGGGTTCTAATGTCATTGTTACCATTTCTGCTACAGGCGGCGATGGCTCAACAGCAAATGCAGATAATGTTATTCACACCATAGACACATTTAACGGTGATGGTACCACAACATCATTTACTCTTACATCTAATGCATCACAAACAGATTCGTTGGTTATTTTAGATGGTTTGGTACAATTTTATTCGACAGATTATAACATTAGTAATAGCACTTCCTTGGTATTTACGTCAGCTCCAGAAGTCGGTGAGACAATTAAAGTATTGCATCTACAAGGTGCAGGTGCGAGTAATGTGCCTGAAGACTGGGGCCTAGTTGATACATCAGCAACTACTACAGAAGATTACGGAAGCATAGTATGACAAAACAAGTACAAATAAGAAGAGGATCAACCTCACAACACAATACTTTCACCGGGGCGTCTGGCGAAATAACAGTTGATACCGATTTAAGTACAGTTAGAGTACACGACAATGCTTTAGCTGGTGGCCATAGATTGGCAAAATACGCAGAATTAACCACAGCCAATGTCACTGAGGTTACTAATCTTTATTTTACCAACTCCAGATCGAGATTGGCATTAACATCCGGTAACACAATCGGTTATAATAATACCACAGGCAACATTACTCTAACTCCGTCAGGTGTCACTGCTGCTGTATATGGAAATGCTACCTTAATACCAATTATAACTGTGGATACCTTCGGTAGAGTCACTTCGGTCAGTAACGTTGCCTTAACCGCTACCGGTACTATATCGTCAGTTGCGGGTGTCAGCACCGGGGCGGTATCAAATACTCAGTTATCTGCGGGTGTATCTTCGGCAGGGTTAACTGATATAGGTAATGTCACCTTATCCAACACAAGCATTATCATGACTGGCGCTGCAGTATCTAGAGTCGTCAATCTGGGTAACACCATCGCATTGTGCAACATCAATGTTCAAGCAGGATCATATTTTACAGCAAATTCAAATGTAAATACCACTTGGCAATTCACTAATGCTTCGAGTGCTGCTAATGTTGCACAGGCATTTACTCTTGAGTTGTACAACGGCGGTTCATTTACTCAAACCTGGCCAAATGCGGTCAGATGGCCTGGGAATGTGGCACCGGCATTATCTCCTAATTTATATGATATGTTGGTTTTTGTGACAGATAGTAATGGTACTTCTTGGCGTGGTTCAGTTCAAACGGGGTATACTGCATAATGGATTTGATAGCAAAAAGTTTAATAGGTAGTTATGCGAAGGGACCAATAGATCCCTATTTCGAATACACTACTTTGTTGTTGAGCGGAAACGGATTAAACGGTGCACAAAATGGTAGAACTGGACCAGCTGCAGCATACAGAGACGGTACATTTTTAGATGCCTCTACCAACAACTTCACCATCACCCGCAACGGCAACACGACACAGGGAACCTTTAGCCCGTTCAGTCAGACAGGGTGGGGGAATTACTTTGATGGGAGTTCATCGTTAAGTATCGCAAACAATGCCGCTTTCCAAATGTCAACAGGCGACTTCTGCCTTGAGGGATGGTTTTACTGCACAGGAACCTCGGTAATGTGTCCTTTTGGGACAAATTATTTAGGCTCAAGCAACTACATAATTGTTACTTTAAATCGCTCTGGCGCTGGACAAATTGATGCTGCTATTCAAGATAGCTCATCAATTTCCACGAGCACTAACTCCTTTTCAAACAATACTTGGAACCATCTTGTTTATTGTAGGACTAGCGGTACGGTATCACTTTTTCTGAATGGGGATAGGGTGGCTACGGGAACGGACTCCAGCGCTACAAACCCAACAGGCGCATTTCAGATTGGTACGAATACAGCGTTAGCAAGACCTTTCTCTGGCTATTTATCCAATGTCAGACTTATTAAGGGATCACAACCATACAACGCAACATCAACAACCATTACCGTCCCCACCGAACCACTAACAGCAATCTCAGGCACTTCCCTCCTCACCTGCCAATCCAACCGCTTCAAAGATAACAGCACTAATAATTTCACGATCACAACAAGCGGCTCACCAACCGTAGTCGCCTTCTCCCCATTCAACCCCTCTGCATCGTGGTCTGCTGCGACCTATGGTGGGTCAGGGTATTTTGATGGTAGTGGGGATTATTTGACTGCGCCTAACAATACGGCTTTTGATTTAGGGTCTAGCGACTTTACTATTTCGCTTTGGTATTACCCGTTAGTAAGCGGCAACACAGAAAGATTGGTTCAATGGCAAAACGGCGCTGCCTCAAACAGTAATTATGGATATTTTTTGTTCAAAACTACTGCCAATCAAATTACGTTTGGAACACAAAGCGGAGGCAGCACTCAATCTGGCACATCCTCTAGTTCTGTTCAAATAAACGCTTGGAATTATATTGTTGTAACAAGAACAGGAACTTCAGCAACCATTTATGTTAATGGTGTTGGTACTTCAATAAGTGTTTATTCTACTATTGCAAGCCCAAGCGGCGCTCTTTTATATATTTCATCAGACGCAGGAACTGGTCAGTATGCCCAAGGATATTTATCTGGGCTAAGGATTCTAAAAGGAACAGCCGATACACCTTCTTCTTCCAATCCAACATCCCCACCAACCGCCATCACCAACACCAGCCTCCTCCTTAACTTCACCAACGCCGGTATCTATGACGCTACGTCTAAGAATGACTTGGAGACTGTTGGCAATGCTCAGATCAGTACGGCTATTTCTGCTAAGTGGGGAAGCGGGACTATGGCTTTTGATGGGACGGGGGATTATTTATTAACACCTAGTTCAGTCAATCTTAATTATGGTTCTGGTAGTTTTACGTTTGAAGGGTGGCTGTATGTATCAAGTTACCCATCATGGGGTTCTATAGGTACGATCATAGCTAACCGAGCAAACGCATCTTCTTATACGGGAAATATTTTTCTAGCAGTAACAAATCAATCTAGTTCAAATAAAATAAAAATATGGGCATCTTCTAGTGGTTCTGGTCATGACGTTTTTAACGAAGTTGATGTTGCTACGGGTTTATCAACTAACACTTGGTTTCATCTTGCAGTAGTAAGAAGCGGAAATACTTGGTATGGGTTTGTTAATGGATCACAAACCTGGACTACAACCTCATCATCTACGTTAAATTCAAACACAGTGGCAACAACCATTGGCGCAGACACAAATGGCAATGGATTTACGGGTTATATGCAAGACCTACGCATCACCAAAGGCTACGCTCGCTACACATCCAGCTTCACTGCTCCAACAGCAGCGTTTCCCACGTTATAGGACTAGACCATGCAATACTGGACAAAAAACGGGTCTATCCCAAGCACTGAAACAGACAAAAATGAAAAATACTTTAGGAGTATTTGATGTACGCAAAAGTAGACAACAACATTGTTACAGAGGTTTTTAATTTAAAGGAAAAATATAACAACGTATCTTTCCCAAACTATGGTCCCAGTCAAGAATGGTTGGAAGAAAACAATTTGTATTCTGTAACAGTCTTTAAACAGCATGATAGAAATACAGAGAAATTGGTATCGTGTGAACCATATTTCGAAAACAATCAAGTATTTCTGGTAACAGTTCAACAATTAACCGAAGAAGAAATCAACAGTAAAAACGAATCTCAATGGGCAAATATCAGATCTACTAGAAACAATTTGCTTAAAGATTCCGACTGGACAGCATTGGTAGATGTTGATTTATCTGCTGAAAAGAAATCTGAATGGGCTATCTATAGACAAGCATTAAGAGACATAACAGCACAACAAAATCCATTTGATATTACGTGGCCCACCGTTCCAAATAAATAAGTAAATGAGAAGAATAAAAGTCAGTAGAGTAGTAGCCAATGTTACCAGCAACAATTATCTTGCTGTTTCCGAAAATACTATCTTTGGAGTCGCTCTTAATTCCAGTAATGTTACCGAGGGATCTAATCTTTACTTTACCAACGCCAGAGCCTATGCCAATACATTAGTTGCAATCAAGACTGGTAATGGTATCGCTTATAGTAATATAACAGGAAATATTACATTATCAGCTACAGGAGTTTTGGCAGAAAATTATGGTAATACTACCCATCATGTAGGATTGGTGATAGATAGTACAGGTAGAATTACTTCTGCTAATTCTATTCCTTTAGCTGCAGGTCCTCAAGGAAACCAAGGTGACCAAGGCGCACAGGGTGTCCAGGGCGCAGTTGGTGCACAGGGCAATCAAGGTGTCCAAGGTGCAGTTGGTGCACAGGGCGCAGTTGGTGCACAGGGCAATCAAGGTGTCCAAGGCGCAGTTGGTGCACAGGGTAATCAAGGTGTCCAAGGTGCAGTTGGTGCACAGGGCGCAGTTGGTGCACAGGGCGCAGTTGGTGCACAGGGCGCAGTTGGTGCACAGGGCGCAGTTGGTGCACAGGGCGCATCAGGTCCTCAAGGAAACCAAGGTGTCCAAGGCGCAGTTGGTGCACAGGGCGCAGTTGGTGCACAGGGTAATCAAGGTGTCCAAGGCGCAGTTGGTGCACAGGGCGCAACAGGACCACAGGGTAATCAAGGTGTCCAGGGTGCAACAGGTCCACAGGGTAATCAAGGTGTACAAGGTGCAACAGGTGCTCAAGGGGCACAGGGCGTCCAAGGCGCAACAGGTGTAGGTGTCCAAGGCGCTCAGGGTGTACAAGGTGCTTCTGGTTCGGGTGGTGGCGGAGCCTATTCAACTAAAACTAGTAATTACACGGCAGTAGCTTTCGATAATATCATCACTAATTCTTCTGGTGGTAGTTTCACTATAACATTACCAGCAACACCAAGTTCTGGTGATTCTATTACCATAGCAGATCAAGGTTATTGGGGAGACTATCCTGTAACTGTTGATAGAAATGGCAATACAATAGAGGGTCAAAGTGACAATTTATCTTTAGATTTTAGCGGTGTCAGTGTAACGTTAATCTACAGTGGTAGTACATGGCAGGTTGTTACTTCTTTGGGTAAACAAGGTGCCCAAGGTGCTACAGGTTCTACATTTACAACAGGAAAGGCAATAGCAATGTCTATTGTGTTCGGGGGATAATATGGCAAGTCCTAATATAGTTGGGGTGGTTAATATCACAGGAAATACAATAGTATCTAATGTAACTACTATATTTTCTAACGTAATTACTAATACTTCTACAAGTAATTCTATTATAAAAATTAATAACTTGATTGTATCCAATTACTCCAATGCCTCCATTACTTCCACAGTTCAATTAAATAGAAGTGCTGCTAATTATTATTTTGCCGGAGCTATAACAATACCAGCAAATTCTACACTTGTAGTTATAGGTAAAGATACAGGTGTTTATCTTTTAGAAGGCGATGTTATTCAAGCTAATGTATCTGCTAATGTATCAGCTTCTTTAATTGCGTCATTTGAAACCATAAGTTAATGAGACATAGATCTAATAAAGGAATTATAGGGCCCCAACAGCTGGTAACTTCCAGTAGTGCTGGAGGGATACATTCTATTTTAGATCATTTTTTAAACAAAGGTGCCGGAACTTGGCCTATTTACGGTGGCTACACCATCGTCCAAACCTTTACCGCTACGTCTACTTGGACTTGCCCTGCTGGTGTTACAGAGGTTGATTATTTGGTTGTGGCTGGTGGGGGTGGGGGTGGCTCTCGCCATGGAGGTGGCGGGGGAGCGGGGGGGATGAGATACGGTACTGGATTGGCGGTTAGCGCTGGGACTGACTACACAATCACCGTAGGTGGCGGCGGCGCAGGAAATACAAACACAGGTAGCGCCGGTGGTGGGGTAACAGGCGGCGATTCAATCTTCCTCTCTGTTACATCAAAAGGTGGCGGTGGTGGGGGTGGTGTTTCAGGATCTAGCCCCGGTCTCCCTGGTGGTTCTGGTGGTGGCGCTGGGTACAGTGGCCCTGGTGGATCTGCAATTGCAATAACTCCTGTTCCAGGGGAAATTTCAACTACACAAGGTAATAATGGGGCAACTCTTGGCGCTGACACATTAGATGCGTCTGGTGGCGGCGGCGCTGGTAGTGCAGGATCGGCTAGACCGTCCTCTGGAATTGGTGGCAGTGGTGGAAACGGTTTAATAGGCCCATCATTCGCTTCATCTTATGGTGGAGCCGGTCCTGGTGGGTCACCTTCTACTGGGTATTACGCTGGCGGTGGAGGGGGCGGCGTATTTAACGTACCCAACAATGGCGGTCCTGGTGGCATAGGTGGCGGTGGAAAAGGTGCTGCTAATGTTACTGCTGGGTCAGCAGGTACAAACACATCCGGTGGCGGCGGGGGCGGTGGCAGTGGTGCTGCTGGTGGTTATAACGGCGGCTCCGGCATTGTTATCCTCAAGTACACCGTAGCAAGTCAAACCGTATTTACGTTCAAAGGCACTACCACTTGGAAATGCCCCGCAGGTGTAACCAGCGTGGATTATCTTGTGGTTGGTGGGGGCGGCGGCAGTGGAAGCCCCGTCGATGGAACAAACCAAAATCCAACAGGAGGCGGTGGTGCAGGTGGCTTCCGCACCGGAACCGCATTGAGCGTTACTGGTGGAACAGAGTACGCTATCACTGTTGGAGCGGGGGGTACTGCTGGAACAACAGGAAATTCCGGTAATGCGGGTTCTAATTCGGTGTTTAGCATCATTACATCTACGGGCGGTGGCGGGGGTGAAGGTGGCGTTTCAGGCGCTGGTAATGGCGGTTCTGGTGGCGGTGGTAGCGGATCAGTAAACTCTGGAGGCACTAGACCGGGAGGGAGCGGTAACACTCCATCAGTAAGCCCCTCGCAGGGGAGTAATGGCGGCACCGGTATCGGCGCTGGAAACCCAGGAACTGCAACAGATAGAGGGGGTGGTGGTGGCGGTGGCGCTTCTGCTGTTGGTGCTAATGGAGCTTTAGGCATCGGAGGAAATGGCGGAGCTGGTACTTCGTCTAGCATTTCTGGTTCTCCCGTTACTTATGCTGGCGGAGGTGGCGGGGCAGGTGGAACTGCAGGTACCGGTGGCGCTGGAGGTGGTGCAACAGCAGGTGCGTCTTCAACTCCTTCAGCAGGAACTGTTAACACAGGCGGTGGTGGTGGTGGCTGTCGTGCCACGCCGGGAACAGGCTCTGCAGGCGGTTCCGGTATCGTCATCATAAAAATAAATCAATAAGAGGGTCTATGACAACTAAGGTTTTCATTAGTTATGTAATTACACATTCAAGAAATTAAATAATAAATAACAGATGCCTATATCGTTAAAATCAATAGCACAAGCAAATCTTGAGAACGTAACCATCTCTGATACTGCACCTACTCCATTCCCTCAAGGTATTTTTTGGTTAGATAGCTCCTATTTAGATTTATACGTAGCATATAGTAATGTTTGGGTTATGGTTGGTACCAGCGGACAAGCACCCGAACAACTTAATCCATTTTTGTTGTCTGGTATGTAAGGAACAATTATGACAACGGTCTATAAAGTTTTAGCTCAGTCTATTCCAACACAGAATACGTTAACTACTGTGTACAGCGTACCAAATGGAAATACCGCAGTTATTTCTACATTATCTGTTTGCAATCAATCTAATGTTAATAATGCTTCGTACAGAATAGCTATTCAAAAGAATAATGCAGCAATTTCGTCTAACGCATATATTGTTTTCGATGCATCAGTAGCAACTTTAGATACAGCATTTTTGACATTGGGTATTACAATGGGTAGTAATGATGTCCTGAGTGCAAATATTACATCAGGAAATTCTAACGTATCTATTAATGTATTTGGGTCGGAGATTTTTTAATGGCTCTGGCATTTGCCTCTTCTATTAATAAAAGAAGAACTATTTCACAGGTATTCAAAAGATTTATTTCTGGTTATTCTATAGTCCAAACCTTTACTGCTACGTCTACTTGGACATGCCCTACTGGTGTTACTAGTGTTGAGTATTTGGTTGTGGCTGGTGGTGGTAGCGGAGGAAGAAACAATAACGGTGCTGGTGGGGGGGCTGGCGGGTATAGAACTGGAACTGGATTAAGTGTGGCCGCAGGAAATGATTACACCATTACCGTTGGTGGCGGTGGTGCAGCTTTAACTGGTGCTGGGGCCGGTAATAATGGAAGTGATTCTTATATCCAATCAACAGCCTCTCCTCATATAACTGCAAATCCTTCTGCTCCAGGAAATCCATACGCAAATGCTTTTGTAGCATTTGGCGGCGGTGGTGGGGGTGGTACAGGTAGCTTAGGTGGCAAGAATGGTGGTTGTGGTGGTGGTGGGGCTGGTAGCGGATCACCTGCTCCTGGTGGAACAGGAAATACGCCATCAACTTCACCAAGTCAAGGTAATAATGGTGGTGCTGGACTAGATGGCACTGGTGCTGGTGGTGGTGGTGGGGCTGGTGGGAATGGTACTGCTGGTGGTAATCCAGGTGGTGGTGGCGGTGTCGGTATACAAGGCCCATCTTTTGCGTCATCGTATGGTGGCTCTGGGCCTGGAGGATCTCCTTCAACAGGTTATTTTTCTGGTGGCGGCGCAGGTAATGGCCCTGCTGGTAACACAGCAGGTTATGGTGGCGGTGGAGCCACAAGCACTAATGGAACCACTAATAGCGGTGGAGGCGGGGGCGGGTGGAATGGGTCTGGTAATTCAGGAGCAGGCGGCTCCGGCATTGTTATTCTCAAGTACACCGTAGCAACTCAAACCGTATTTACGTTCAAAGGCACTACCACTTGGACTTGCCCCGCAGGTGTAACCAGCGTTGACTATCTTGTAGTGGCTGGTGGCGGTGGTGGTGGAACTGGAGGCGGTCGTGGAGGTGGTGGCGGTGCTGGTGGTTATAGAACTGGCACAGCATTATCTGTAACAGCCGGCACTGATTACACCGTAACTGTTGGTGGTGGTGGTAATGGTGGAAATGTCGGCAGTAATTCGGTATTTAGCACCATTACATCCGCTGGTGGAGGTAACGGCGGAGGCGGCCCTTCATCACAAACCGGTGCAAACGGAGGTTCTGGAGGCGGTGGAGGTGCATTGGGTTCGCAACCAGCTAGCACTGGCGGGTCTGGAAACACTCCTTCCACGAGTCCTTCGCAAGGATCAAACGGTGGCGGCGGTACTGGATCGCCATCTTTTTATACTGGTGGCGGAGGCGGTGCTGGTGGTGTTGGTGGAACTGGCGCAGCTCCATCATCTGGAAACGGCGGTAACGGCACTGCTTCAAGTATTAGCGGTTCGTCTGTAACTTATGCCGGTGGTGGCGGTGGTTCTATGGATCCATCAGGTGCAGGCACAGGTGGTACAGGTGGTGGCGGTAATGGTGGTAATGGATCAAGTAATACAGGATTAACGGCAGGCACAACTAACACAGGCGGTGGGGGTGGAGGTTCAATTGCTCCTGGAACGGGAGCAAATGGCGGCTCCGGTATCGTAATCATAAAAATAAATCAATAAATTTACTATGGAGATACAATGAAAAAGAAAACAAAACAATCTAAAGAACAATCTGAATTAAAAATTTATCGGCTAATGGGAATAGATACAGCAATGCATCTATTAAGACCAGGAGCCAAATGGGAAATATCAAACAACGTCTTTACTCGGTGGGAAGATTCGAGACCTTGTCCAACGATAGAAGAAGTTTATGCAACAATAGAAAAGATAAAACAGTTTGAAGAAAGTATTGATACAATTTATCTACCAGAACAGCTCAAACAAATGGGCATTGAGCAAAAACAATTAGAAGAGGCATTAAAGTGAGTGATGAAATTATTACACCTATTAGCAGTAATGTTTTTAAGTTTCCGGGTAAAGCAGTAATTCATAATTTATTTCCAACTCCAGTGGGTTGCTATACTGTAGAACACAAGTTGACCAAAAAAGAATTAAATTTTCTTTTGAATCAACCTCAAAGAAACAATATGGGTAACACCACAAGTGTTGATAATAAAATTCTAAATAATAAAGAGCTAAGCACGTTTAAAAAAGCATTAGAACTAAAACTTAGTATGTATTTTAATGAGGTATACAATCCAAAATATGAAGTTAATTTGAGAATTACTCAATCCTGGGTTAACTATACAAAACAAGGACAGTATCATCACAAGCACAGACATCCAAATTCATTTGTATCTGGTGTATACTACATAGAAACATCTGACACAGATAAAATTTATTTTTATAATAAAGAACCAGCAAACAATATTAAAATGCCCCCTGTAATGTGGAACACTTGGAACAGTGAATCATGGTGGTTCGAGGCAACAAAGGGTGATTTGTTTTTATTTCCATCTACCTTAGAGCACATGGTGGAAACAGTTAATGCAGAAAACACAAGAATTTCTTTATCCTTTAATACTTTTCCAGTAGGAATAGTAGGTGAAGAAAAAGATTTAACTTTATTAGAACTTACTTAATAAATACTTTTATTTGAGGCAAAATATGGCACATTTCGCTAAAATAGACGAGAATAGCGTAGTTACTTCTGTTGTCGTAGTAGAAAATAAAGATACATCAGATGCAGCAGGTGTTGAAAAGGAACACATTGGTGCAGCTCATCTTGAGAAAATTCTCGGTGGTACTTGGAAACAAACAAGTTACAATGCCAATTTTAGAAAAAATTATGCTGGTATTGGGTACACATTCGATGCTCAACGTAATGCTTTTATTCCACCCAAACCATTTAATAGTTGGGTATTAGTAGAAGAAACATGCCAGTGGAAAGCACCTGTAGATATGCCTGGTGATGCTGGAACAGGCGATCCTCCAAAGATGTATTCTTGGGACGAGAATGTTGTTAATTGGGTATTGGTAACTAACTAAAATGGCCATTTCCTTTCCATCAAGTCCAATTACAGGACAGACATTTACTGCAGGTGGAAAACTTTGGATTTATAATGGTGTTGGTTGGCTTGGGGCAAACACGCTATCAACAGTTACAGTAGACACCACTACAATTAAGAAATTAGATTACGGTTTAAATATTTTATTGGATTAAAAAAATGGCCAATCCTAATTTAGCAAACGTATCTGCCGGATATGGTAAAATGGCATTTCAAAATGTCGCCAATACTTTTGCAAACATTGTAGTTAATACATCTACAAGTAATACTATAGTGAAAGTAAATAGTTTATTCTTATCAAATTATGATGGAACCAATGTAGCTAATGTTACAGTAAATATTTCTAATGCTGGTATTAGTTATAGTGTTTTGACCAATGTTTCTATTCCTTTACAGAGTTCTTTAATTGCTATAGACAAAGAAAGTTCTATCTATATGGAGGAAGGGCAATTTATGCAATTAAAAGCACATGCCAATAATCATGTCCAAGCTGTTTTAAGTTACGATATTATAAGTTAATGAGATCTAACGGTGGAATAGTAGGGGCAGTAAACAATCCTGCCTTATCCTTTTCCAGTGGTTTATGGACACTGGGTGACAAGTTTATAGCTACAAAACTTGGTACTTGGCCTCTTTACGGTGGCTTCAGCATCGTCCAAACCTTTACAGCAACAAGCACTTGGACATGCCCTACTGGTGTTACAGAGGTTGAGTATTTGGTTGTGGCTGGTGGAGGTGGTGGTGGTTGCAGACGTGGAGCCGGAGGCGGTGCAGGAGGATTCAGAACGGGTACTGGTTTAACTGTTACACCAAACCAAGATTACACTATTACAGTCGGTGCAGCGGGAACAGCAGGTTTAAATTCTGGTAGTACAGTAGCAGGAAATGGTGGTAATAGTTATATTTCTGGGCCTGGGATTACTAACAATCCTTCATCTGGAAACCCGTACACCAATGCACTAGTGGCTTATGGTGGAGGTGGTGGAGGTGGTGACGGCCCCAGTATTAGTAACGGCGCAAGCGGAGGATCAGGAGGCGGTGCTGCTGGCTATAGCGGAGCAACGGCTGGTTCTGGAAATACACCAAATACAACGGATGCACCGTATGGTGGGCCATCTTCTCAAGGCAATAACGGTGGCTCATCTTCATCGTCTGGCCCGAATATTGGGTCTGGAGGCGGCGGCGGCGCTGGTGGAAGCGGAGGTTCTGGAACTTCAACTTCTGGCGGTGCTGGTGGCAATGGAATTCAAGGCCCGTCTTTTGCATCTAGTTATGGAAGTTCTGGCCCAGGAGGATCACCTGCTAAAGGATATTTTTCCGGCGGTGGTGGCGGTGGAACGTATAACGGGCCTAATCTAGGTGGCGCTGGTGGTTATGGCGGCGGCGGCAATTCTGGTAGTTATTCTGGATTGGGTAACGGAGTAGCTGGCGTAACAAATTCTGGTGGTGGTGGGGGTGCTGGGTCAAACGGCGACCCTGGATTAAATTACGATGGAGCAGCAGGCGGCTCCGGTATTGTTATCCTGAAGTATTTCGTACCATCACAAACTGTATTTACGTTCAAAGGCACTACCACTTGGACTTGCCCCGCAGGTGTAACCAGCGTTGACTATCTTGTGGTTGCTGGTGGGGGTGGGGGTGGGGGTGTTGGTGTGTCAGCCGGTATTGCTGGTGGTGGTGGCGCTGGCGGGTTTAGAACAGGAACGTCTTTAACTGTCACGGCAGGAGATTCTTACACAATTACCGTTGGCGCTGCTGGGTCTGCTGGAACAGCCGGTAGTGGATCTCCTGGCGCTGCTGGTGGTATAGGCGGGACAGGTGGTGCTTCATCAATTGCAGGTCCATCACCGTTTTCAACAATTAGTTCTGCTGGTGGTGGTGGAGGTTCTCCAGGTAGAGATAGTAATGTTGTGGGAGCTAACGGAGGATCTGGTGGCGGTGGCGGTGGTGGCGGTGCAGGAACTGGGAACACTGGAGGTACTGGTAACACGCCGTCAACAAGTCCTTCTCAAGGCAACAATGGCGGTACTGGCGCAACAAGCGCACCAAACTACGGTGGCGGTGGCGGTGGCGGCGCTTCGGCGATAGGAGCAAACGGAACGAGCAGCGTTGGCGGTAACGGAGGCAATGGAACCGCATCTTCAATTTCCGGCAGCAGCGTTACTTACGCTGGCGGTGGCGGTGGCGGCACTCTAGCAACATCAATCAGTAGTGGCGGCACAGGTGGCGGCGGCGCAGGAGGCAGAAGAACAGTAGCGCCAACCGCTGGGACAGCCAACTTAGGTGGCGGTGGCGGCGGTAGTGGTCAAGATGATACTGCTGGCGCAGGAGCAGCTGGCGGCTCCGGTATCGTCATCATAAAAATAAATCAATAAGAGGGTCTATGACAACTAAGGTTTTCAGGTTTTTAGGTATTGATACAGCCATGCACTTACTTCGCCCAGGAGCCAAGTGGGAAATATCAAACAACGTCTTTACACGGTGGGATGATCCACGCCCATGCCCAAGCATAGAAGAAGTGTATTGGGTTATGGACAAGATCAAAGAGTTTGAAGAAATGATTCCTACCATTTGGTTGCCTGAGCAACTAAAGTAAACCAGGTGTTAGTATTTGACTTCTTTATAATCAAAAAAATATAAATATAAGGACACTATATAGTGTCCTTTTTTCTTGGATGCCAAATGGCTAATACATTTCAACACAAAAGATCCTCCGTTGTAGGTAAAATCCCTACATCTGCCAATTTAGCAGTAGGCGAAATTGCTATCAATTTTGCTGACAAGCTTATCTATACCAAAAATACAAATGGTAACGTAGTAATTATAGCCTACGGGACTTTAGAAAGCTATACCGGCAATATTATTCCTTCACAAAATGTAACGTTTTCCATTGGTAATTCTACACATCGCTTTTCAAATTTATTTCTAAGTGGGTCTACCATAGACATAGGTGGGGCTGCAATAAAATATGAAGAAGGCCTTTTCAAATTATTAGACTCAAATGGCAATCCTGCTAAAACACTAATATACACAGCCAACATAATAGAATCTGGAGACACTACTACTGGTAATGTGTATTTTACAAATTCAAGAGTTTATGCATCATTAACATCCGGCAATACTATTTCTTTCAATGCTGCTACAGGTAATATTACATTAACACCTTCCGGAGTAGTATCTTCTACGTACGGTTCCAATAGACAAATACCTACTTATGATGTAGATCAATTTGGTAGAATAACAAGAGCAGCCAATGTAGCATTAGGTGATATAATTTTAGGTACAGAAACATCTGGACCATATGTTGCTAATCTCATAGCAGGCACAGGTGTAACTTTATCCAATTTGGGCAATGAAGGAACGATTCCAACTATATCTATAGGTCAAGATGTAGCAACCACGTCTTCAGTTACTTTTGGTAATCTTACTGTTACTGGAAATCTAACGATTTCTGGAAATACTACTATTATTAATTCTGAAGAAATATATTTAGCAGATAACCAATTAGTACTTAATTCTAATCATTCTGGTGTTCCATCCCAAGATGCGGGTATTTCTATTAATAGAGGCACGTCTGCTAATGTAGATATAAAATGGAATGAAACCACTGATAGATGGTCTTTCACCAATGATGGTTCCACTTATTATGTTTTACCTACTAGCACAACAGATATAGCGGAAGGTACAAATCTATACTATACCAATGCTCGTGCCATATTAGCAGCCATTCCAGCCGTTACTCAATTAGTAGTTACTACACCCGTATTCAATTATAATATAGATCAATATTCTGGAGATAATCCGACAATATATGTTAATGCTGGGGAAACTATATCTTTTGACTTAAATCAAGGTGCAGCACATCCATTTGCTATAAGGGTTTCTAATGGTGGTTCTAATTACAATACTGGTCTTACTCATGTAGACGATAACGGCACAATTTCAACAGGATCCGGTGCTCAAGGCAAATATACTGGTGAATTATTTTGGAAAATACCGTACGAGTTAGCTGGTAACACATATGTTTATCAATGTACCAACCATTCTTCTATGGTTGGTAATATTGTTATACAAAAGTCTATAAGTTTATTATCCACTTCTGATGTTACTGAAGGAACAAATCTTTATTACACCAATGCTCGTGTCTATGCTAATATCTATCCTTTACTAACCACATCAAATGTCACTGAAGGTACTAATTTATACTATACCAATGCTCGTGTTTATGAAGCAGTTACAGGTAATCTGGCCCTTAAAGCAAATGTAACAGACCTAACATCAAGTAATGTAGCAGAAGGCACCAATCTTTATTACACCAATACAAGAGTATACGCTAATACATTATTGGCAATCAAAACGGGTAATGGTATAGTATATAGTAATACTACAGGGAACATTACACTATCTGCCACAGGAGTTAATCCTGCAACATATGGTGGATCTGCTAATATTCCCGTTGTTACAATTGATGCACATGGAAGAATAACTAGTGCGTCTAATGTGGCGGTTGCTGGGGTATCAAGTTTTACTTCTTCAGGTAATTCTTTCACTATAAGTACAGGTGCCGGTAGTAGTTTCATTGCCAATATTCAACCCAATTCTATCAGGCTCGGTACAGATACTACTGGCTCTTATGTTGCTAATCTAGTTTCTGGTACTGGTATAACTTTAAATGGTTTAGGTGACGAAAGTACTACACCTACTATATCAATAGGTCAAGATGTTTCAACTACAGCTGATGTAGTATTTTCTAACATTACTGCTACAGGTAATCTAACCGTATTGGGCAATGTTAACTTAAGTAATATTGTGGGAAATTTCACTAATACCACAATTACATCTGGAAGTTATATTTTTACGTTTGATAATGCTGGTAATATCACTATTCCCACAGCTTTAAATGCAAGTACTATTAATGCCACAAATTGGAACAATATTTACACTAATAATGTAATTGAAAGCACTAATCTATACTATACCAATGCTCGTGTTTATGCAGCAGTTACAGGTAATCTGGCATCTAAAGCTAATGTAGTAGATTTAACAACAAGTAATGTAGCAGAAGGTACAAATTTATACTATACCAATGCTAGATCATATGCTAATACGTTATTAGCTTTAAAAACAGGTAATGGTATAGTCTATAATAGTGTAACTGGTAATATTACTTTATCTGGAACTGGAGTAACACCTACTACTTATGGCGGTAACAACAGGACTATACCTAATTTTACAGTAGATAATTACGGTAGAATAACGTCAGCCGGAAATACAATATTAGATGATATAGTTTTGGGTACACAAACTGCCGGAGATTATGTACAAAACGTAATTCCTGGAACAGGTGTAATTATAACAGGTTCCCCTGGCGAATCAAGACAAGCAACAATATCCATTGGCCAAAATGTAGATGTCACTTCTAATGTAACTTTTGGTAGCATAGTTATAAATGGTGATTTAACGCCTGGCACCAATGTAATATATTCATTAGGTAATGCTACACATAGATTCGCTAATTTATTTTTAAGTGGAAATACTGTAGATTTAGGTGGATCATTTATAAAATTTAATAATGGAGCATTTGAATTTTTAGACCAAGGTGGAAACCCCGCACAAACTAGATTATACACTAGTAATATTATAGAAGGTGGGGATACCACTACAGGTAACGTTTATTTTTCTAATCTTAGAGTTTATTCTGCTATAGTAGGAAATCTAGCACTCAAAGCTAATGTAGTAGACTTGACAACAAGCAACGTAATAGAAGGTACCAACCTATATTATACCAATGCTCGTGTTTATGAAGCAGTTACAGGTAATCTGGCTCTTAAAGCAAATATAATAGACCTGATTACATCAAATATAACTGAGGGCACTAATCTTTATTACACCAACACTAGAGTCTATGAAGCAATAACCGGCAATCTAGCACTTAAAGCCAACGTAACAGACCTAACAACAAGTAATGTAGCAGAAGGTACTAATCTTTATTTTACTAATGCTAGATCCAGATTGGCTATTAGTGCTTCGGATAGCACAATAATTTATGATCCTGTTACTGGTAGTATATCAGCCAATGTTTCAGCTTTGGGAGCCAATGTATTAAGTGTTAATGGGCAAACAGGTATAGTATTGTTGACAACAACAAACGTATCTGAAGGCGCTAATCTATACTATACTAATACAAGAGTCTATGAAGCAATAACCGGCAATCTAGCACTTAAAGCTAATGTGACCGATTTGTCTACAAGTAATGTTACTGAGGGTACCAACCTATACTATACCAATGCTCGTGTTTATGAAGCAGTTACAGGTAATCTGGCACTTAAAGCAAATATAGTAGACCTAACATCAAGTAATGTAGCAGAAGGTACTAATTTATATTTTACTAATTCTCGTGTTTACGCGGCAGTTACAGGTAATCTGGCACTTAAAGCAAATGTAGTAGATTTAACTACATCAAATGTAACTGAGGGTACTAATCTTTATTACACCAATGCTCGTGTTTATGAAGCAGTTACAGGTAATTTAAATTTCAAAGCCAACATAACAGACCTAACATCAAGTAATGTAGCAGAAGGTACTAATTTATATTATACCAATGCTCGTGTTTATGAAGCAGTTACAGGTAATCTGGCACTTAAAGCAAATATAGTAGACCTAACATCAAGTAATGTAGCAGAAGGTACTAATTTATATTTTACTAATGCTAGAACATATTCTAACGTAATCACATTACTTTCCAACAATGTCACACTTGGTAATGTAGTTGTTACTGGTAATTTAACTATATCAGGAAATACTACAATAATTAATGCTGAGGAATTGTATCTAGCAGACAATCAGATAGTATTAAATTCTAATCATTCTGGTGTACCTACGCAAGATGCAGGGATTCTGTTAAATAGGGGGACAAGCGGTAACGTAGATATAAAATGGAACGAATCCACTGATAGATGGTCTTTCACCAATGATGGTTCCACTTATTATGTTTTACCTACTAGCACAACAGATATAGCGGAAGGTACAAATCTTTATTTTAGTAATGATAGGTCAAGATTAGCTATTTCAGTTGTTGGAAGCGGAAACTATGATAATTCTACTGGTATTATAACTATCACCGGGGGAGTTTCATCTGTAGGGGGCGCTACAGGAAACGTAAGTAATAATCAGTTGGCATTATCTATTTCTTCATCTGGATTATTAACTACTTCAAATGTATCAGAAGGTACTAATCTATACTATACCAATGCTCGTGTTTATGCAGCAGTTACGGGTAATTTAGCAACCAAAGCGAATGTAGTAGATTTAACTACTTCAAATGTATCAGAAGGTACTAATCTATACTATACCAATGCTCGTGTTTATGCAGCAGTTACGGGTAATTTAGCCCTTAAAGCTAATGTAACTGATCTTAAAACTAGTAATGTAATTGAAGATACCAATCTCTATTATACTGATTTAAGAGTATATGAAGCAGTTAAAGGTAATCTGGCACTTAAAGCTAATGTAGTAGATTTAACAACAAGTAATGTAACAGAAGGCACGAATTTATATTTTACAAATACTCGTGTATATTCAGCAATACTTGGTAATTTAGCTCTTAAAGCTAATGTAACCGATCTTAATACAAGCAATATTACAGAGGGCACCAATCTCTATTATACTGATTTAAGAGTATATGAAGCAGTTAAAGGTAATCTGGCACTTAAAGCTAATGTAGTAGATTTAACAACAAGTAATGTAACAGAAGGCACTAATCTTTACTATAGTAATGCAAGAACGTATGCCAATGTTATATCTATATTACCTTTCTATACCGGTAATATATCAGCAGCAAACCTATATGTAGGAAATTTAACTACAACTGGAAACATATCTGTTAGTAATATTATTGGCAATTTCACTAATACTATTATAGAAGCTGGATCATATTCTTTTACATTCAACGATTCTGGTAATGTTATTATACCCAATGCTATAATAGCTAATGTATTATATGCAAACTCTATTCAAAATATTACCACAAGTAATATTATTGAAGGTACAAACTTATATTATACTAATACCAGAGCATATGCTAATACATTATCAGCAATAAAGACAGGTAATGGTATAGTTTATAGTAACACGACAGGCAATATTACATTATCAGCTACAGGAGTTTTTCCAGAAAATTATGGTAATAATACCCATCATGTAGGATTGGTGATAGATAGTACAGGTAGAATTACTTCTGCTAATTCTATTCCTTTAGCTGCAGGACCACAGGGTAATCAAGGTGTCCAGGGCGCAGTTGGTGCACAGGGCAATCAAGGTGTCCAAGGTGCAACAGGTCCTCAAGGAAACCAAGGTGACCAAGGCGCAGTTGGTGCACAGGGTAATCAAGGTTTCCAAGGCGCAATAGGACCACAGGGTAATCAAGGTGTCCAAGGCGCAACAGGACCACAGGGTAATCAAGGTGCACAGGGTGCAGTTGGTGCACAGGGTGCAGTTGGTGCTCAAGGGGCACAGGGCGTCCAAGGCGCAACAGGTGTAGGTGTCCAAGGCGCTCAAGGTGTACAAGGTGCATCAGGGGCAGCTAGTGCTACCTTTAATGTATGCGGAACAAATAATATTGTAAGTTGCATAGGTGGAACAGGTTTTTACGGCACTAATAACTTTTTTGCTGGTTCATGTGCTGGCAATTGCAATACCACAGGCAGTCATAATAATTTCTTTGGTCGATATGTTGGTCGCGGCAATACCACTGGGAATCATAATAATTTCTTTGGTATGTTTGCTGGTTTAAACAATACCACTGGTAGTTATAATACTTTCATTGGTCAATATTCTGGTCGCTTTAATACCACTGGCTGTTATAATAATTTCATCGGTTCAAATGCTGGTTGCTGCAATACCACTGGTAGTTGTAATAATTTCCTTGGTCGTGATGCTGGTCGCTACAATACTACTGGCAGTAATAATAATTTCTTTGGTCGTAGTGCTGGTTGCTGCAATACCACTGGCACTCATAATAATTTCATTGGTTGTAGTGCTGGTCGCAGCAATACCGACGGCGGTTCTAATAATTTCTTTGGTCGCTATGCTGGTTTCTGCAATACCAATGGCTGTAATAATACTTTCATTGGTGCATTTGCTGGTTGCGCTAATACCACTGGCAATAACAATCTTTTCTTTGGTAATTCTGCTGGTTTCAGCAATATCAGTGGCAGTAATAATAATTTCTTTGGTGGAAATGCTGGTCGTAGTAATACCACTGGTAGTTATAATAATTTCTTTGGTAATTCTGCTGGTCGCTACAATACCGACGGCTGTTGTAATACTTTCATAGGTTTCTATGCTGGTTGCTGCAATACCACTGGGTGTAATAATAATTTCTTTGGTACATTTGCTGGTCGCTCCAATACTACTGGCAGTCATAATAATTTCTTTGGTAATTCTGCTGGTCGCTGCAATACCACTGGCGTACATAATAATTTCTTTGGTGTAGGTGCTGGTCTCAACAATACCAATGGTAGTTATAATACTTTCATTGGTTTATGTGCTGGTTGTAATAATACAGCATCACATAACATTTTTATCGGTCGATATGCAGGAAAAAGTACAACTAGTGGCGGATACAACAATTTCTTTGGTCAAAATGTTGGTCTAAATAATACCACTGGTTGTTATAATAATTTTATTGGTCGTGCAGCTGGTGGAAACAATACCACTGGCAGTAATAATAATTTCTTTGGTATGTATGCTGGTCGCAACAATACCACTGGCACTCATAATAATTTCATTGGTCGATATGCTGGTCGCAGCAATACCACTGGCACTCATAATAATTTCTTTGGTAACAATGCTGGTCGCAACAATACCACTGGGACCAATAATAATTTCTTTGGTTTAAATGCTGGTTGCTGCAATACCACTGGCAGTAACAATCTTTTCTTCGGTTGTTACTCTGGTGTTGGTGCAACAGGTTTGGCAAATATTACCACAGAATCAAATCGTATCATCATGGGCAATAGTAGTCATTCCTGTGCTCAAATTCAAATTGGTTGGACAACAGTTTCAGATATCCGTGATAAATGTGTATTTGGTCCTGTTCCGCATGGTAAAGATTTTTTAAGAAGAATTAACCCTATTGAATTTTCCTTCAAAAATCGCGATACTAATGTAATTACAGATATCAAGAAACGTTATGGTTTTAGTGCACAAGAAATTTTAGAAATTGAAGGAAATGATCCTGTAATTGTAAGTGATCAAGATAATAGTAAATTGCATGTAACTATTGATCATTTAATACCTATTATAGTTAATACGATTAAACAATTAGTAAATGAAGTTGATGAATTAAGAACAAAAATTATTGCGTTAGAAAATAGATAATCATTTATCATATATAAATATGTTATGTATGTAAAAATTTAAAGGAATTTTATGTCAACTACGTTAGAAATTTTGCAAACAATTAGAGCAGCTAGAGACAGTGTTTGGGTGATTCAAGATTCCTTAGCAAAACTGGCTGCAGGACAAACACTTACAGACATGATTCGCGGAAACATTGATAGAAATGTTGGACACCTTAAATTAGTCGTTGCAAACCCAGACGTTTCGGGATCGGGTGAGGACATATCCGATTTATACAATGCAATTAATCAAGGTGAAGCAGCATTAAACCAGTGATCACTTAGTTATATACATATATTAACTACCAATTCAACATTTATTAGAATTAGTTTGATCACATTACCTCCTTATAGTATTTACTTACAGTAACTGATTATGGAAAAAATTTATGATAAAAGTTTTGATAGCTACACCCAGCTTGAATCAAAAGGTAGATGCTTATTTTGTTCATAGTTTATGTGAATCAATATTATTAGGGTTAAAAAATAATATAGAGATAAAATGCGTATTCTTGGCTAATGAGAGTATTTTACCTATGGCTCGTAATGAGTTAATAGCTTTAGCGGTTAAAGATAATTACGATACTATTGTATTCATAGATGATGATGAATCCTGGGATCCTCAATATTTAATAGATATTATTCTTTCAAAAAAAGATGTGATTGCTTTACCTGTTGTCAATAAAGGTGATAAAAAAATTGAGTTCAATGTTTGGCTTAATGGGAAATTTATAGATGAAGAAGACGGTTTTATTAAGATAGATCGTTGTGGTTCGGGATTTTTAAAAATATCACGCAAAGCATTATTAGACTTGTGGGAATCAAACGTAGAATTATTATTTCGTGGTAAAAAACTTAAAAACATTTTTGAATATACCTATAGTAAAGGTTCTTTTGTAGGTGAAGATATTACATTATGTTTGAAATTGAAAGAATTGGGTTACGACATTTGGTTAAATCCACATCATACTGTCGATCATATAGGTAATAAAATGTATAAGGGAGACTTTAAAAAGGCAAACTCTTTATGATTGATATTATTATACCTACTATGTGGGTACCTGAAGAATTCCCTAATACAATTGATTCATACTGCAGTAATAATTTAATTAATACAATTATTATAATAGATAATAATAGATTAGCTCGTACGAATTCATCTATTCTAAAAAATAAAAAAATAAAAATTATTGATTATGGTAAAAATGTATATGTCAATAAAGCATGGAATGAAGGTGTTGGATTGGCAACCACTAAAATAATAGGAATTTTAAATGATGACATAAAGGTCGATAAAGAAATATTTGAAATGGTATTAAATTATGAAATACAACCGAAAGATTTAATGGGTGTTAATTTGATAGGTAGACAAAACAATTTTAAAATTGATGATTTTATAAACACTGAAGAAAAAATTTCTGTTTTAAACTATATAGATACAGAGCCAATAGGTGGGCAAGCTTGGGCGTTTGGTATTTGTATGTTTATGCAAAGATTATCATATACACCTATACCATCACTTTATCAGATTTGGTATGGTGATGATTATTTAGCACAACGAGCAAAACGAATACTCGTTATCAATTCTAATAAAATAAAGGGTAAAATTTCTGAAACATTGACAAAATTTAATGATAAAAATGACGACATAAACAAAAGAATGGTACTGGATTCCAAAAATCTACTTAATTTTGAACATTTTAAAAATGGAAAAAACTGGGATATACCCAACAACATAGTTAAACAATCTACAATAGATAGCAAACAATATAATGTTAAAGGTGCAGATATTTTACAAGAACAATACCTTTTAGCAAAAGATACACCTTCTGATATAAACGAAAATTTGTATATACTTTACGATTTAGCTAAAAAATGTGAAACAATAGTGGAAATGGGGGTACGATATGGTGTAAGTACTAGGGCATTTTTAAATACAAATGCTAAGCTAATTTCATATGATTTATATTTAGATAAAAATGTTCAAAAGCTTTTTGATGTTGCTAAAACTCTTGGAAAAGATGTAAAATATTTACAAAATGATGTACTAAAAATTTCCATAGATGAGGTGGATCTTTTATTCATTGATACCTACCATACATATAATCAATTAAAACAAGAATTAAAATTGCATGGAAATAAAGCACAAAAATTTATTGTTTTTCATGATACATTTACATATGGACTACGAGACGAAACGGGCAAAGGTATAGGTTTAATACCAGCAATTTTAGAATTTATAATAGATAATCCGCAGTGGAGAGTTAAACTACATAAAACTAATAATAATGGTTTAACAGTATTGGAAAAATTTTAAAGGTTTATTATGAAATATAGTATTTTTCATCTTCAAGGTGGTATAGGTAAACATATAGCTGCAACAGCAGTAGCTAAAACCATAAAAAATAATTATCCAGATAGAAAATTAATTATCGTATGTGCCTATCCGGATATTTTTATTAACTTATCTTTTGTAGATCGTGTATTTCTTTTGGGGAACACAAGTTACTTTTATCAAGAATATATTCAAGATAAGGATTCAATTATTTTTCATCATGAGCCATATTATACAACTAATCATATACACAAAAGAAAAAAATTAATTGAAAATTGGTGCGAAATGCACCAATTAAAATATAATAATGAAACTCCTGAAATTAAATTTAATAAACTACAATGGGATATTTCAAAGAAATTTTGGTCAAGAAAAAAACCTATTATGTTAATTCATACTAATGGGGGCATGATGACTGCTGATGCTAAACCTTATGCTTGGACAAGGGACATGCCCACAGATTTAGCACAGGAATTAGTAGATTATTATAAAAATGATTATCACATATATCAGGTTACAAAAATTAATTCAGAAAAATTAAATGGAGCTGAACATATTTTTGCTGCTCCAACACAAGCATTGAATTTGATGGAACTTTTTAGTATCATACTTCATAGTAAAAAAAGAATTTTAATTGATTCTTGTCTACAGCATGCTGCAGCAGCAATGAAGAGAAAATCTACAGTATTATGGAATGGTACAAGCCCTTCAGTTTTTGGTTACGATATACATGATAATATTTGTACTGATGTTCCTTATGATTTTAAACTTCCTGGAAGTTACTTATTTGATTTTGATTTTAATGGAAATGAAGTAGAATATCCTTTTACAGATACCACTAAAATATTTGATATAAATAAGATTATTGTTTCTGTTGATAATCAATAGGGTATAACTATTATGGATATGAAAAATATGATTAAAGAAATTATTCGTGAAGAAATGAATAAAAATACTAAAATATATCATTTTATGGCAGGGTTACCTAGATCAGGTAGTACTTTACTTTCAGCTATTTTAAATCAAAACCCAAATATTCATTCTGGTCCCAGTTCACCTGTCGTACCTACAATGTTAGCTATAGAAATCTCACTAAGTAATGATGAACTTTTTTTAGCGTATCCTAAACCAGAACAAGCAAGCAAAATTATTTCTAGTGTTCTTGATAATTTTTATTCTGATATTTCCGCGCCAGTAATCATAGATAAAAATAGAAGTTGGATAGATAAAATAAATTATATACGCGGATATTTTAACATACAAAAACCTAAAATTTTATATCCAGTTAGGGATATAAAAGAGATACTGGCTTCTTTTATATCTATGCATAAACGAAATTTATATAAAGGATCGGGTAAATTACCTTTTCCGGATGAATCTTTAGTTAAATCTAATTTGCCTCTTTCCGATGATGTTCGATGTGAATTTCTATGTGGTGACATGGGTATTATAGGGCAATCATATAATGGGTTAAAGAAATGTTTTTTAGAAGGAAATGATGATTGTGTTCATATTATAGAATATAATGATTTGATAATTGATCCTGAAACTACTATGAGAAAAATATACGATTATTTAGAAATGGATTATTATGAGCATGATTTCAATAACTTAGTGAATTTATATAGAGAAAATGATCTTCAAGTATATGGTCTTGAAGATATGCATGAAGTTAGAAAAAAATTAGAAAAAGTATCAACTACTCCTGAAGATATTTTACCTGAAAATGTTTTAGAAAAACTTAAAAATTTAGAATTTTGGAGAAAAAATGATATTATAGATTATGATAAAAACGTTGATTTTAATAATGAAATAGGTGAGGATGTTAATAGCGAAGTTCAAGAATCATTTATAGGATATAAAAATTTACATTGAATTTAATTGAAAAATTTTGAATACTAAGAAATTTTAACATCAAATACGAGGTATTATGGAAAAAATTTTAATTATGGGGCTACCTGGTTCCGGAAAAACATATTTTGCTAATCTTTTAAAAAAATTTTTAGAAACTTATGGGTACAGAGATTTATCCTCAATTGGAGATGTTCCTTATCCAAAGATGAATGCAAGAGTAGATTGGTTTAATGGTGATGATGTAAGAAGAAAATTTAATGATTGGGATTTTTCTAAGGAAGGAAGAATACGACAAAGTATTAGAATGTTTGAATTTGCTCTAACTTCTAATTGTGAATATGTAATATGCGATTTTGTAGCTCCTATGCCAGAAATGCGAAATAATTTTAAAGCAGATTGGACTATCTGGATGGATACCATAGACTCAGGTAGATTTGACGATACTAATAAATTATTCGTAGCACCAGATATGTATGATTTTAGAATTACAGAGCAAAATGCCGAGCATTGGGCTCCTATTGTAGGTAAAATGATTCTTGATAATCAAAGACGTCCTGTGTTTGATTGGAAAAAAGAAACAGTACAGATGCTGGGGCGCTGGCAACCCTGGCATGCGGGACATAGAGCTTTGTTTGAAAGAGCATTGGCAAAAACTGGACAGGTTTGTATAATGATACGAGATTGCCAAGGATGGAATAATTCTAACCCATTTGAATTGAAAAAAGTGAAAGATTTTATTAAAAGAGATTTAGATCCGCTTTATCAAGGGCAGTATGAGATAGTTATAGTTCCCAATATAGTTAATATTACTTATGGAAGAGATGTGGGATATACAATAGAACAAGAAGTATTTGATGAAAAAATACATTCTATATCAGCTACTAAAATAAGAAAACAAATGGGTCTAAAGTAATAAATATTTCTATCCGGAGGAAGAATGTTACAAGTTACAGACAAAGCGTATGACCAAATTAAGATGGTACAAATTGAAGAAAACGATTCGTCACCTTTAAGAATTTTTGTACAAGGTGGAGGTTGTTCAGGTTTTTCTTACGGATTTACTTTTGATGAGAATCAAGCCGAAGATGACTTTATCTTTGAGAAAGAAGGTGTTAAAATATTAATAGATGCTATGTCGATGTCATATCTTGAGGGAGCAGAAATAGATTACAAAAAAGATTTAACTTCTGCACAGTTTGTAATAAAAAATCCTAACGCAACTAATACGTGTGGTTGCGGATCATCTTTTTCAGTTTAAATGGCATATTCAACACAAGTATTAGATCATTATGAAAATCCTCGCAATGTGGGATCTTTCGCTAAAGAATTAAAGCGTATTGGGACAGGTATGGTGGGTGCCCCGGCATGTGGTGATGTGATGAAACTACAAATACAGGTTAACGAAGAAGGTATAATTACTGACGCTAAGTTTAAGACGTATGGATGTGGTTCAGCTATTGCAAGTAGCTCGTTAGTAACAGAATGGGTCAAAGGAAAAACACTTGATCAAGCAGGTGAAATTAAAAATGTACAAATTGCAGAAGAACTCGCGTTACCTCCAGTAAAGATCCATTGCTCAATTTTAGCAGAAGATGCAATTAAGGCAGCTATAAAAGATTTTAAGGAGAAGCATAATGTCATTTGACTTCGATTTTACTGAGCATAAACTACAAAAATTAATTCCTCGAGTAAAAAATATAAGCGAATGGTACGAAGCTGTGTGCGATGCTCTTCCTCAATATCATATTAGTGATGTTGCTAGAGTTGCTGCATTTATTGCTCAGTGTGCACATGAGTCTGCAGGATTTACTGCACTATCAGAAAATTTAAATTATTCTGCTGATGGATTAAGAAAAATATTTCCAAAATATTTTCCTACTGCGGAAATGGCACAAGCATATCATCGTCAACCTGAAAAGATAGCTAATAGAGTCTATTCTAATAGAATGGGCAATGGAGATGAGTCAAGCGGTGAAGGGTATAAATTTAGAGGCAGAGGATTAATTCAACTTACCGGTAAATCTAATTATTCCAGATGTTCTCAGTTCTTATTTGAGGATGATACTTTAATAAGAATGCCAGATGTTTTAGTTCAACCCTATTATGCCTTGCATTCTGCCTGTTGGTTTTGGTATGCAAATAAATTAAATGAGCAGGCAGATGCTCAAGATATTAAAACTTTAACTAAGAAAATTAATGGTGGATTTATAGGATTAGAAGATCGTATTAAACATTATAATCACGCTTTAGAAGTATTACAAGAATAATATGCTATTTAATCATGTTACGGTGCCTAATCTAGATTTAAAACAAGTCACAGAAGAATCGGGTAAAAGATTTTATCTAACACCCGAGGGCAACAAATACCCTTCTGTGACAACTATGCTTTCTTATTTTAGCAGGCAAGCTATAAATGAATGGAGAAATAAAATAGGGCACGAGGAAGCAAATAAAATATCCAGGGCAGCATCTACAAGAGGTACTAAAATACATTCCATAGTAGAAAAATATCTAGCAAATCAAGATATGGAAATTGAAAATCCTGTCCATCTGGAGATGTTTAAATCTGTTCTGCCTTATTTAAACCATATAGATAATATTCATTTACAAGAAAAATATTTGTATTCCGACCATTTAAGATTAGCTGGTACAGTAGATTGTATTGCTGAATACAAGGGTAAAATGAACGTGATAGATTTTAAAACTTCATCTAAACCTAAAAGAGAAGATTGGATAGAAGGATATTTTGTACAAGCAACAGCATATGCCATTATGTTTGAAGAAAGATACAAGATTCCTGTTCCAAGAATTACTATTTTAATCGCTGTAGAAAATGATTATCCTCAGATTTTTCATAAGAAAAGAGACGATTTTGCTGGCAAATTACTAAAGATGCGCGACGATTACGAAAGATCAACTAAAGACTAGACTTTATAGTCTTATTCTTATATAATATGTCTATGCGAAGATACCCTCCCCTAAAAACATTTAAGCTAAAAAGGAAAAAACAAATGCTGACTGTTGGTGATAATCTAGAACCGTTTAATATCGTTGGTGTAAAGCCCGGTGCTCTTACACCCGAAGGTGCCTTTGAGGACCTAACGGAACAATCTTTCCCTGGTAAGTGGAAAGTGATTATGTTCTATCCAAAATCATTTACGTTCGTATGCCCTACAGAAATCGTAGGATATGATAAATTAAATGGTGATTTTAAAGATCGCGATACAATCTTATTAATGGGTTGTACAGATAATGAATATTGTTTATTAGCCTGGAAAAATCATCACGAAGATTTAAAGAAAACTAATTCATGGATGTTTGCAGATTTAATTAAACAATCGCAAGATTATAATAACGATCGCTATGTCGAGAATGGTTTGGCTGCTACGTTAGGTATTTTGGATAAAGTAAATGGTGTACCTTTAAGAGCTACCTTCATTGTTGATCCAAATAATGTTATACAACACATAACGGTTAATAACTTAAATGTTGGTAGAAGCCCAGAGGAGACACTTCGTATTCTTGATGCATGTCAAACTGGAGAATTGTGCGCCTGTTCTAGGGAGATAGGTGAGGAAACACTATAACCCGTTGGGCAGACATAAATAAATAATTTAAACAGGAAAAATATATGTCTGCCCAAACACCGTATACTTATTATGTTTATCACAAACCAACTGGATTGAAGTATTATGGTTCCAAATATGCTAAAAATAGTAATCCAAGTTTATTTTGGAAAAAAGATGGATACTTTACTTCTTCAGTTAAAATTCATAAATTAATCCAAGAATATGGGACTGATTCTTTTTTTGCCTCTGTAAGAAAAAAATTTAAAACACCGCAAGAAGCTTTAGATTATGAATATAGATTTTTGAAAAAAGTTAATGCTTTAAAAAAATCAGATTGGCTTAATAAGAATATGGGTGGTAAAAAGTTTAGCAATTATGGACCAGCGAGCGAAAAAGCTCTTTTATCGCAAAAAAATAAAAAACAAACTAAAGAGAGTAACATTAAAAGATCATTAACTTTGAAAAATAGAAAAAAATCTGAAGAAACTAAATTATTAATGTCTTTGGGCCAATTAAGTAGACCCAAAGAACAAGAAGAAATTCGTAGAAATAAAATACGAAGTAAGGCAATAGGTAGATTACATAGTGATATTACTAAGCAAAAACTTTCTATATTAGTTGCCAATACTAAATGGATCAATGATGGCGTGTATCATAAAAAGGTTAATAAAGAGGATTTAAATAGTTATTTGAATTTGGGTTGGAAACAAGGAAGAATTTTAGAAAAAGTAATTTGCCCTCATTGCAATATATCCGGGGCAAAACACAATTTAGTTAGATATCATTTTGATAGATGTAAAAATAAGGATGATGAATGAGTTGGGTTGATAATTTAAAAGAAACTATTCCAGATTATGCCAAGGATACAAGACTTAATCTGGATGCAGTAATTAAGCGTAGCAGCATTCCAGCCAATGAGGCTGAAGCCATTGCTGTTGCAGCAGCATTTGCCACCGGTAACGTTAAATTTTGGACTTGGTTACATAGTGTGATTTTAGAACGTAATGAAGCAGATGCTGCACTTACGGCAGGAAGTATAATGTCAATGACAAATACTTGGTACCCCTATGTCGAAATGGCGGAAGATGATAACTTAAAAGGTCTTCCAGCGCAGTTAAGAATGAATGCTATTGCTAGTCATGGCGGTACTACTAAGGCGAGGTTTGAAGCATACAGTCTAGCCGCTAGTATTGTGGGTAAGTGTCATTTTTGCGTCAAAGCTCATTACGAGACTTTGAAAAAAGAAGGCTATACTACAGAACAGTTACGAGACATTGGCCGTATCGCTGCTGTAATTACTGCAGTATCTAGAGTCTTGAATAACTAATATATATTCATATAGTTGTATGAAGCAAGCAGAAACGTGCTGCGGACGGCGGTTCGATTCCGCCCAGGTCCACCAAAAAATAATTCGAGGAGTCAGTTATGGAGTCAGTTATGGAGTCAGTTAAAAAATTTATAGATGAACAATTAAACAAGGTTGATATTGATAAACAACGAGAGTTGATTATAAAACAGTCTTGCGAAATTGAGCAACAAACTGAAAGAATCTTAAAGTTATTTTCTGAGGGGCCTGATTCTGGTTTCGACGGGGCAAATAGTAAGTAAGTGGACAACTCGTAAGGCGAAGGACGTAATCCTAGCAAACTAAATAGACGCAAACAACGACTATTTCTATCAGGATCTTAAGCTAGTCGCTTAAACCTGACGGGGTTTTGGCAGTTCACCTTGTTACCAAACGAACTGCCTCACACACAAGGAGATTCAATGAAAAAGACAATTTTAGCATTAGCTTTAGCAACAGCTGCGGCAACTTCTCAAGCTGCTAATTATGTAAGTTTCGATGTAGATCAAGTTAAGGATACTCGCAACAAAGCAGAAAGTACTGCACAGTATTTCCGTGCCGGTAAAGATATGGCTGGACTTAATTTGGATCTTCAGGTTCGAACAGCAGTTTTTGATAAAGGCGGAATGCTTAATAGTGTCGAAGTTACTGCAGGTAAAAACATTGCCGGTCTTAATGCATTCGGCGGTGTAGGTTATGACAATGGTTTTAATGGTAAAGTCAACGGTGATTTTACTTATGGCTTAGTCGGTCTCAAAGCAGGAGTTCCTATTGGTCCTCTATTCGCTTTTACTGGTGTTAAGACTCGAGTAAATTGGGACACTGATAATCCAAAGCAGACTGTTACTTGGTTAGGCGCCAGTATGCCTCTCAACAAAGCAGTTAGTGTTAGCGCCAGCATGAGTCGTTCTTTACAGGACATTCAAGAAAAAGCAGTTGGTGTTGGGCTACGTGTAGCCTATTAAAATTAAGGTTCGGTGGAACCTTTAAATCCACCATTTTTCACACACAAACACAAGGAGTAGTAAATGAGTAATATGTCACCGTTTGAAATTAGGTTAGAGCTTCTTAAAATGGCTCAGACCATGCTTGAGCAAGATTATTATGGTAAACGTGAATCTATTTCCAATGACTGGACTACTAAAGTAGAAAATGCCCGTCACGCTGGAACACAACCACCAGATCATCCTGGATATCCTCATTATCCAACAGAAGCTGAAATCATTAATAAAGCTCAGATTCTTAATGGTTTTGTATCACAACTTCCTCTCACCTTAGAAAAATCTTCTAAGAAATAATTTATGGGGGCTCTGCCCCCTTAGGAATTTTAATGGACAAGTTACTAAAGATTTTCTTAGTATGCTTTGCTGCTGTTATATTAGGTAATTTTTTCTATAAGTTTGTAGAATATAAACTTGAATCATTAAAAAATAATGCTAAAGTACAAACTAAATATACTACAATGGCAGAAAGAGAAAAACAACTAGAATGCTTGGCATATAATATTTACTATGAGGCAGCTAAAGAATCGTTTGAGGGTAAAGTAGCAGTTGCACAAGTTACATTAAATAGAGCAGCATCGGGATTATTTCCAAGTGACGTTTGTAAAGTAGTATATCAAAAAAATGTTTTTATGGAAAAAGTAGTATGTCAATTCAGTTGGTATTGTGAAGCAGTAACAAGAAAAAGACCATTACACCAAGAAGCATTAAATGAATGTTATGGTGTAGCTAAAAAGGTTTTGCTTGAAGGTTTTAGATTAGATGTGCTTGAAGAGGCAATGTATTATCATGCAAACTATGTCAACCCTAAATGGAACAAACAAAAAATTGCTACCATAGGTAACCATATTTTTTACAAATGATATGAGAATTTTATCTTATAATATTACCCATGATAGTTCTGTTTGTGTACTTAATAATGGTGAAATTGAATTTTTTGGAAAAGAAGAAAGATTTTCTAAAATTAAAAGAGATTCAAATCCTATAAAAAGTTTAATAGCGTATTTTGAAAACTATCCAAATCAAGATATAGATTATAGTTTATTTCTTACACCGTCTTTAGATGATATAAATGAATCTAGCCGCACTATTTTTGAAACTATTATTAAAAAGTATAGGCGAGTAAAAACTTACGAGACATTTTGTGAAAATTCTCATCATGATTTGCACGCTTGGTTAGCTTACGTAAATAGTAAATTTGATAAATCTTTAGTTTTTGTGGTGGATAGAAACGGGGCATGTTTGTATACATCCAAAAATAGTTTTTTAGCAAGAGAAGCTGAGAGTATATTTTTATTTGACCAAAAAAATAAATGTAAACCTGTTTATAAGAACTATTGGTGTTCTTCTAAAGTAGATCCTTATGAGATTAAACATTTTTTAACTAGTAATTTTCAAGATTGTGATATTAAGGCAAACTCTTCGTTTAGTATAGTTAAAGTATATGAAGCTGCTACAACATTAATAGGACAACATCCACTTGAAAATGGAAAAACTATGGGATTATCCTCCTATGGAAAAAAAATTGACCATTCTTATTTCGATTTAGATGGTAATATCCAAAATAGTTTTTTCATTCATAACAAAGATAATTTAGAATCAGTGGTATTCAAAAATTATTGGAAAAAAATTACAAAAGAAATAACTAAAGATAATTTTCAGTTTTATGCAGATAGAGCTCTAGAAGTACAAACTCAGACTCAACAACAAGTTCTTAATCTAATAGAAAAATATACTAACCTATATCAAGTTTATAACGTTTGTATTGTTGGTGGGTATGGATTAAATGTTGTTGCTAATAATTTCTATATAAAAAATTTACCCAAAATTAATTTTTATTTCGAGCCAGTAGCAGATGACACTGGTATTACTATTGGTGCTTGCTATAAAAAGTATTTTGAGGTAACCTCAACTTTGCCTGTTCCAGTTAAAGATACCTTTTTTCATTTTTATAATGAGAAAGAGAAGTTAAGAAACAATATTGGTAAAAAAGTAAAAATTAAAGATTTAGTTGATTTATTAGTGAATCAAAAAAGCCTAGGTATTTTTAACGGTGCACCCGAAGCTGGTCCAAGAGCACTAGGGCATAGATCAATTCTATTTGATCCTAGAGAATATGAAGCCAGAAATATTGTAAATAATATAAAAAAACGAGAATGGTACAGACCTTTTGCCGGTGTGATACTTAGATCAGAATTTAAAAAATACTTTTTTACTGAGGGGCTAAACGATTCCCCACATATGACAATTAATTTCACATCAAACGAAGAAGGAAAAAATCTATTTCCTGCTGTCATTCATGTTGATGGGTCTTGTAGAATACAAACTATTGATAAGGAAGATGGATTTTTATATAATTTATTACTGGCATTTTATAATGTAACGGGATGCCCGGTTCTATTAAACACAAGTTTAAATTTAGCAGGCAGACCTTTAATTCAAACTAAACAAGATGCAATTCAATTACTAAATAATAGTAAATTAGATTACATTTATTTTGATGATGAGAAAGTTTTATTAAATGCGTAAAAGTTTAGATGATTATATAGTAATTTTCAAGGATATAATTCCAAAAAATCATTTACTTTTTTTAAGTGATTATGTAGAAAATATTGAGTATAATAAACATGCATATTATAATAATTTTTCTGGGAAAATGAAAACTAATTCCTACGATTTGGAAATTTCTAAAAATGCTGATATAGAAGATAAATCTGGATTACGTAGTTTTATTTTAACAGCAATAGATGATTACTTAAAGTTTTTAAGGTTGCCTTATTTTAGAGCAGTAAAAACTATTACTACTGTTAGAATAAATAGATATTTAGAAAATACTAGTATGGACTTACATTGTGATCATATTTATTCTATGTTCGACGGAAAGGTAAAGGGTGTGCCTGTATTAAGTGTTCTGGGCGCTTTAAATAATAATTACGAAGGTGGTGAATTAGTGTTTTTTGAAAATACAAAAATTGAACTTAGGGCAGGTGATATCATGGTATTTCCCTCAAGTTTTCTTTTTCCGCATAGAGTAGAACCGGTTAGGCAAGGGGTTAGATATTCTTTTGTATCTTGGGCTGCTTAATGAAAACTTATATTATAAGATTGAAAGAAAATAATTTTTCTTGTAATTTAGCTGAAGAAACTATGGTTTCATGCAATAATTTAAATATCAATGCTAAATTTTTTGATGGCATACGAATTACAGATATAAAAGATTTATCTAGATTTTACTTAAAAGTTAATAATAATCAAAAACATATTACACTAGGAACTATTGGTTGTTTTTTAAGTCATTGGAGTTTATGGAAAAAATGTAGTGAAGATTTAGAATCATATTTAATTCTCGAACACGATGCCTTAGTGTTGAAAGATCCTAAAATAATTGATATGGATATAAAAGAAGTATGTCATTTAGATGCCTTTATACCATTTAATTCTAACTTGCCTTCAGATAGTGAAGAACATTTTTTAAAGTATAATCAGAATGTAAAAATAGAAAAAAATGGAGTATCTGAGTATCCTATTAATAGTTTTTATCCCAAAGACAAGTTAACCGAAACTATAGGTACTTTTAGTTTTAGAGGAGCATATGGATACATTCTTAAACCAAAGGGAGCTAAAAAACTAATAGAATTTTGTAATCAATTTGGTGTTATGCCTGCGGATAGAGCTATTTGTGATAAGATATTATATCTTCAAAGGACAAATTCTACATATGTAAGATTAAATCCTTTTTTCAAATCTCTTAAAATACAAAGAGATTATTCAACCAGAACATAAGGTTTCAAATGAACAATTTAGTACAAAAAATTAAAGATATAAATTTATTTAATGTGCAAAAGATTGTAGAATATTTTAGAACTCATGTAACAGCTGCTACTGCAGAAACTATTACTTGGGTTGCAATAATTTTAATTCATGCATCTATTGTTCCCACAATGATTGCTTTGATGGCGGGATTGTCTGACAAAACTCCTCCTATTGATCTGGTATTGTTTATTTGGGGAGGATTATCTTTATTGTTTATTCGTGCAGCAATTTTAAAGGATATGCTTAACGTGATTACTATTGGTTGTGGATTTTTAGCACACGCAATTATGCTAGCTTTGGTGCTATTTAAATGATTGAAGAATTTAATAAGTTAACCGATGGCATTATAATAACTAAAAGATTTAGATCGGCAAATGAATTTTCTCTGCACATAGAAGAAAAAGTAGCCAAAGAAAAAATCGGTTATATGGATGCTATCATAGATTATTGTAATAATATTGACATTGATGTTTCTTCAGTTGCCTCATTGGTGAATCAATCTTTAAAGGATAAAATTCAGATTGAGGCGGAAGAAGCAAATTTACTAAAACGAAGGGGTAAATTACCTATATGATCGTAATGGATGCATTTGAAGTTTATAAGTATTACTTGGCATTAAAGTTACATTTTACAACAGACAAATATGATGTTATTGAACAGAAGGGGAAAGTTAGAGCAACCAGACAAGCTTTTGCTAAAAGAAAAGATTTGTATGCAATAAATAAAGTAGCAAAAACTTATACAGACGAAGAAGTAGCTAATTTTCTTATTGCTAATTTCGTTTCTGGAGATCGGTGGGGCGGAGTATTTGATACAGAAGCAAAAGAGACCTATATTCTTTGGAAGAAAAGAGTAGAAAGTTTGTCATATAATTTCACGCAAGATTTAGATAAACTTTTAGAGGAATTGGAAGAGAGCAAAAAGCAGTTTGGTGATCTTTTCAATTGTGCAAAAGGCGAACATCCATATATAATTAAGGCATATTTGAGAAAAAGCATAACAATAGAAACACTAGTAATACTGGACAAATTATATGGGTTGGTTAACAAATTCGATACAGAAATTAGTGACACTATTGTTTGGCCCGATATATCAAGACTAATTAAAAAGTATAGACCGTTCCTTGTAATAGATAAGGATAAATTTAATGAAATTATTAGAAGACGATTTGGATATGACGGCGCAGAGACTAACCAACATTGAAACAGAATTAATTCGAATAAACGAGCAAATTAATGCTATGGTAGATAGTCTCAATACTCAAATTGAATCAATAAAAGAAACACAAAGGTATTTAATAAAGCTAGCTAGAAATCAGCAGGAATTAACCAAAAGAATTTCAGCATGGCCATACATTGTGGTTAATAATAGAGACGAGGAAGTTTAAAATCATATGGGTGACACAAAACGGTTTGACGATTATGATCGCGAAAAAAGATTACATAAGATCAAATCTTCCAAAAATAAACTAGACAAGCATCGAAAATTAATATATAATGTAGTATCATCGAGAAAAGATGATGCAGAATTTGATGAGTTTCTTGAGTATGATACTTATACAAAAATCAAACGACGCTAAAATTTTATACAACGCAAATACGGAGTAATACAAATGGCATTTACATCTCTATCCGATCTTCGCAAATCTCGTGGTGGTTTTGATACACTAATGAAAGAGGTTGAGAAGATTTCTAATCCCCAATCTGAAGCAAAAGGCGATGATCGCTTTTGGGTTCCTGCGGTAGACAAGGCAGGTAACGGATATGCAGTTATTCGTTTTCTTGCACCTCCTAAAGGTGAAGAACTTCCCTGGGTTCGTATTTGGTCTCATGGTTTCCAAGGTCCATCAGGTAAATGGTACATTGAAAATTCATTGACCACTATTGGTCAGACTGACCCTGTTTCTGAGCTTAATACTAAACTATGGAATAGTGGTAGTGAAGCAGATAAAGAAACAGCTCGTAAGCAAAAGCGTAAATTAAATTACATTACAAATATTCTTGTTATTAAGGATGCCGCTAATCCTGAGAATGAAGGAAAAGTTTTCTTATTCAGATTTGGTAAGAAAATTTTTGACAAGATTAAAGATGTTTCTCAACCACAATTCGAAGATGAGAAACCAATTAACCCATTTGACTTCTGGGAAGGAGCAAACTTCAAACTTAAGATTCGTAATGTTGAGGGTTATCGTAATTATGATAAATCTGAGTTTGATTCTCCTAGCCCAGTAGCAGATAACGATGATCGTATCGAGGCAATCTGGAGTAAGCAATATTCACTTACAGAATTCCTTGATCCCAAGCACTTCAAGACTTATGATTTCTTGAAGCAAAAATTAGAAACAGTATTGTCGGGTACTACAGCACCAGCTGCTCGTAGAGCCGAAGAAGTAGAACTAGATGAACCGATGGCACCTGCTCCAAAAGCGCAGGTTGTATCTAAACCTGCAGCAAAGGCGCCACCTAAAGAAGTAGATTTTGATGACGACGAAGAATCGTTATCTTATTTTGCCAAATTGGCAAACGATGACTGATAGCTAGTCCAAGCTGTATGCGAGTATCCGTCTGACTAATTCAGATCATGAATCGCTAAGGATGACGACCTATTATTTTAAACTTTAAAAGGAAACTTTTATGAAAACTTTAATTGCACTTTTCGCAGCACTTGGTCTTATTACTGGAGTTTATGCAGCTGATGCTAAGAAAGAGGAGCCAAAGAAGGATGCTCCTAAAGCAGAAGCAAAGAAAGAAGAACCTGTTAAGCCAAAGGTAAAGCCTGTTGGTAAAGACGGTAAGCCAGTAGAAGAAAAGAAAGAGGAGCCAAAGAAGGACGCTCCTAAAGCCGATCCTGCTAAGAAGTAATTTAGTAGTCAACAAAAAAGGGAGCCTAGCTCCCTTTTTTTATGCAAACGCTGATACCCTATCCACATATCTTTCTAATGCTGAACTCATCGTTCCTCTTGGTTGAGCTTTAATAGGAGACAGTGTTTGAGTATTATTAGTTTGTACTGCATTAGAAACTATTGGTGGCGCTAGTGTGGGAGCAGATGATTGACGTTTTAAATCTTCATTATCTCTACTCATTTCAGACATGGGTGTTGCTATATCTTTTTTCTCTGCAGGTGTTATTTTATTAACAAGCTCTTGCTTTTGTTTACTATATTGTGCTTCGATTGCGGGCGGATATTGTTTACCCATATCTTTAGCCATACCAATTACTGCCATTTGTTTTTCAGATAATGGTTGTCCTTCTATATATGCTTCGCCTGCTATTCTTATTCCCTTTTCTTCAATTTTACCAGGAGTAGGTGTCTCATCTTTTTTACCTATTCCAAAAAATGAGCCAATAGCATTTCCTGCTTTTTGAATACCTTGAGCAGCAGTTTTTTCGCTTAATAATCCGAAAGTTGCGCCGGAAGCTATACCACCTAAGGTTGATGATATTTTTTGTCCTGTTGTAGCTTTTTCACCTTCTTTGAGATCAAAATTCTGTTCTGTGTTTTGAAATCCCTCGAAACCACTGTAAGCAGCTCCAGCTATTGCTGCCGCTGGTCCTAATACTTTTGCAGCTTTGCCAGCCATACCCAAAAATTTACTTACTTTTCCCCCTGCTTTATCTGGGGCTTTGCCATTACCTGCTATATCTCCAATAGCATCTAATCCAGATTTAGCAACATCAAGTGCTCCTACTCCTCCACCCCCTTCCCCACCGCTCTGAGATTTCAATTCTTCGGGATTTATAACTTTAACTAATATACCATCATTTAACATAGCCTTTTTAATACTAGCTATATCTTCAACAAGCTTTGTTGAAATTGTTCCAGAAGACGAAGGTTGCTCTATTTTCTTAGATGTGTCTAATATAGAAGGCGTTGGATTAGTTTTTTGCTTGGGTCCCTCAAGCATTAATGGAGCTATAGATTTGGGTGCTTCTAGTATAGGAGTTTTAGATTGTACAGGCGTAACATCTATTACATCATCATATTTTTTCTTAGGCGCTTCTAGTAAAGGAGTT